TCAAGCCGGGATAGCTCCCGCTAATGGTATTATACCACTAGCTGTTAAGAAAATTGTCGCGGCAGCTGTAAGCGATTTAGACGACGTAATAGTTATTGGAATTTAATCCCCACTAGGAGTTCTCTCATTACTAAACGCGATTACAATTTCCTTACAATGACGTGCGTGCTCAATTATTTCTATTTGCTTCTTTACTTCTTCTACAACGTCTGGATGTTCTCCAATACCAGCAGAGTTGTTTAAGTAATTAAAAAGAATAGCTTCTGCCTTCTTTTCCTCACCGTCGAAAGCGGCGCCCAATGCAATTAATATTTTTTCTCCTGTAGCATTCATAATCAGTCTAAAAATCCTTTTCTTTTATCATAAACTAATCTTTCATATACTGGGTTGTTTCTCTTTCCAGTTATATCAACATATAGCTTTTCTATATCTTCTTCGAACTTAATTTGCCTCATACCTTCTTTATGAACGGGGCGCGGGTCCTTATGTGTTGACATGAGCTCAAACTCTCTGTCCTCATTGGTATAAATGTCTCTTACGATAAACTTATATGCAATCATCACGCAAATGATAACCTACCATCCTTTAATTTGCAAGTTATTTTTTTCAGCTTAGATCTACTTTTTATTAATAACGAAGCTATCTCCGTCTCGATATGTTTCTCAAAAAACCTACGTAAGAAACGAGCACCATATTTTCGATTGTAACCTTGCTCGGATATATAACTACGTGCATCATCTGTTAATATAAATTCTATTTTATTAGTTTCTTGTAATTTACGCGTAAACAATTGTAATTGAATTTGAACTAAGTCGTGTATATCTTCTTTAGATAAATGCTCGAACCGAATAATCTCGTCGAGTCTATTTAATAATTCTGGTTTAAAGAATTTTTGACATGCATTCTCTAAATCAATAAAACTTATTGCTGTACCACCAAATCCAATAGAATCTTTATCAAATAATTCAGCACCGATGTTACTAGTAAATACAATAATACAATTTTTAAAATTTATTTTACGACCTACACTATCAGTTAACTCTCCCTTATCTAAAACTTGTAGAAATATATTAACAACATCAGGATGGGCCTTTTCAATTTCATCTAATAAAAGCAAACTATAAGGATTGTTTTTAATAAAATCACAAAGCTGTGATCGATCTCCATACCCAACATAACCAGGCGGTGATCCTATTAATTTACTAGTAGAATGTTGATCTATAAATTCAGACATATCAATCTTAAGAAAATTTTGTCTATTGTAAAAAAAGTATTCAGAGATTAATTCACATAAATAGGTTTTACCAACACCTGTAGGACCAATAAAAAGAAATGATCCTAACGGGCGAGACGGGTCTTGTAACCCTGTTTTAACTCTTTTAAAATGATGTAATAATGATGTAATAGCTTTAGTCTGAGAGATATATCTTTCTTTTAATCGGTGTTCAACCTTATTTAAATCTGGTAAACTACTACCTCTAATATTGCTTATAGGTATATTTGTTTTAACACTAAGTATATCTCTTACTATATCACTTGTAATAACTTTATCAAACTCAACTGCTTTTTGCTGAATGATTTCTTTTTTTAATTTATTAGCTAAAATTGTTTCTTTGCGACGCAACTTAATACCATCTTCAAAATTAAGTCCCTCTACTGCAGTAAGTTTCTGTTCTTGTATATTATCTATTTTTTGTTGAAGTTGTACGATTTGTTCTGATGTATTAGATATTTGATTTTTTATATGAGAACCACACTCGTCTAATAAATCTAAGGAAGCAGCAGGCTGACTTTTATCAAAAATAAATCTAGTTGACAGCTTAACAATATCTTCTACTATACTTCGCTCATATTTAACATTGTGAAACTTCTCATATATTGGTAGCATATTATATAATATACCTTTTGTCTCTTCTAAGTTAGTTTGCTTAACAACTATGTTTTCAAAATTAGAACTAATAGTAGTTATATCATCAATATATTTTTTATAATCATCTGCTGTACATGTACCTATAAAATTAATATCATCACTATTAAACAACTCACTAAAATATTCTTCAATATTTGCAGTACCATCAATCCGTGTTATAAGAGCAATATCATTGATAAACAAAATTACATCAGTATTATTTTTTAAATAGTCTTGAAGTACGTCCATTCTAGCTTCGAAATCACCTCTAAACTTTGTACCACCTATAAGTGTTTTTAATTTTAATTCTAATATTCTTTTGTCATGTAAATGGTTTGGAGTGAGTTTTTTAGTTATCCTTCTAGCAAGTTCATATACTACTGACTTTTTACCAACACCTGGTTCTCCAGTTATAATAAGATTAGTATTATGCTTTTTACCTAACACGAGATATATTTTATCAAACTCCGCATCTCTTGAAAAGGTACTTTGTAGTTCGTTAACAGAAGCTTGATATGTTAGATCAATAAAATACGGTTCTAAACTTTCGGGAATAACTGATTTAAGCGCACGACTAGTCGCTGTAATATTTCCTAATTCTTTTTGAATAGCGTTTTTTACATTATCAAAATTTAAACCATACTCCATAAGAATAGAAGTCGCAACACCGTCATTTTCATATAATAAAGATAAAAATAAATGTATTACATCGACTGTACTTTTATCAAGTTTTTGAGCTAAATTTTTTGCAAAATCTATTATACGTAAAACACGAGGAGTAAATGCTGGACCGGTATCTACTTTAACAAGTTTATTTGTCTCCTCTATGTTTAAAATACTAATAACAACATCTTTTAAATGAGTTCTATCTACTTCTAATCGCTCAAAGGTTTGATCTAAAAAATCGTCATGACTCTCAATCAAACCTAAAAGTAAATGTTCTGTACCAGCATATCGGCTTTTAAATTCTTCTGCGTAGAATTTTGAAGCCGCAAGAGCGTCTTGCGCTGTTGAACTGAATGTCATTACTAATACTTATTATACTTATTAATAAACACTAGTGTAACTTTATGCAGCTGATAACTTTATGCAGCCGAAAAGCGGTCATCTGTCCCTGAACCATGGAAGGTACCCGAACCAGCAGTTACTGCATCAAGAGATGTAGATAAGATATCCCCCGCAGCACCACCTACTCTTAATTTATAATTATCTAATACATTATTATAACTAATGTCAGTGTGTGTTACTGTATCTGAGACTCTATCTTTCAAAGGTAAAGAAAGATCAGAACTTCTAGTATAATAGTTAGTTGAAGCTGGTGCTCCATCACTCTTACCAGGTTCACCTAAGCCACCACCCTCGTTTCCAGTCATTGCTCGGAAAAGAGTTACAGTAGAAGATATTGCATCAATTGCTGTTGTATCACCGTCTACTGTTGCAGGTACTGCTTTTTGTAGTTCAATTTCTGGATAATATTGTCCTGTTGTATCCCAAGTTCCACCTGCTCCACCTGTTCCTGTCCAACTAGGTGTTGCTGCCGACCCGTCTTGTAGAAAAGCTTTAGTAATATCCATATCAGGAGGTTGGCTGCTTATATTCTTAACAGCACAACTACCGCCAGCACCAACGTTCAGTGCATGAACTCCTCCACCACCACCGCCGCCGCAACCATACCATAATGGCGATGTGTGAGCTGGCATTTGAGCAGAAGAAACTGCAGGAAGACCTCCACCACCTCCACCAGCACCACCATATACTTTACCGTTGTTAGTAATTAAAATTCTCTTATTAAAATGATCATCAAACCCACTTATTGCTGGTCCACCTGATGAACCTGTCCATGTAGTTAAAGTACCAGATTCCCACGAACCTATATTAACCCTATCATCTTCATTATCAAACCTAGTACCTCTATCGACACCTTCGATAGCTAAACCATTACCTCCTTTACCTCCTTTACCTATAATTACATTACCACTATTTTTAACGACAATATCAATTTGATTATTAAAATGCTTAAATGTAAGAGGATCCTTTCCAGGTTTCCTAGTTATCTTAAAATATAACGCTGGTAATAAGTCTGACGTTGAAATAATAGAAAGAGAAGAAAGAGCTGTTGTTGAACTAGGTTCATCGATAATAAATGCAGCACTAATAGGATTAGTAGCTGATACTGTAGAGAATGCATTACCGTTTATTGCTTCAGTACTAGCAGATAAGGCTTCCCATACATTAACACAACTTAATAAAGCCTGATTAGTTTCACTATGACTGTCAACCCTATGCATAGCAGAAATACTTGATACATATAAGCTTATTGTCTTATATACTTGTGATAACATAATACCTTGTGTAAGATCAGGGTTATCATCAGCTTTATTAATCACTGCATTAGCAGTAGGTCTATATATGCGAACATCAATTTTAGCACCTTGATCAAAATTTGTATTAAACCCAGGAATATATTCTGCGCTAAGATCAAATATTACTGAAGATACACCTGGTTGAAAAAATATCGTACTAGTATTTGATAATTGAGCAGCAGAGACTTGAGCGTCGTTTGTTCCACCAGCTACTGGTGGGAAGTCAGCTGCTACATCTCGATCACCTGTCTCCGAATCTGTTGAATAAATCCCGTATACATCATTGCCGGGGATCATTGGAGTATAATCCATATCAGTAGGCCAGTTAACTGAATTAGTTTCAATATTACATGCTGCTGATAAACTATAGTTATTATCATCTACAGTCCTTCGAATCTCTACTTGAGCTACATACCCTACCGGATCGCCAGCTTTACCTGTTGGGTTAGTAAAAACCTGAGCTCCTTCTATCGTAATATCATACAACTCAAAATCAGGTTCTATTGTAACTTTACACTCTGGAGTTGAATTAATCTGATCTTCATCAATGATACAATTACCGTCTTCTATCTCTTTAATTATAACTCTAAAAGATCTATTATACGCAGAAGGGTCTTCATTATATTTGTCCCTGTTAACAACTGTACCTTTCGCATCTTTTGCAAAAAATTTATCAGTAGTGAATTCAATAGTAATATTTGATATTCCAGATTCGAATCGAACAGTACTTGGGGTTAACTCGTTTATATAATCAAAATCATCAGTAGAGGTATTATCACCAGGAATTGTATATACATGAACAGCACAAGCATTATCTATAACACTAACAAGATTTGCTCTAGAAATACCTAAACTGACTACATCCCCGGAACTAACTTTAAGACTAGCTGAATCTAAAGTTACCACATTAGTAGTCATATCCCCTACGCCTGGTAATCTCGTTGCGACTCCAGACGGAGGATCAGTATTTAATGTACTTTCTTTTATACAATCAAATAATGTTTCTTGTTGCTTGTATAGTAATTCAATAGGTCTATTAACAACATCAGTTAATAACGGCTCGTTTACACCTATCCAAAAATCATCATTACTGTCAAAAGTACTTAACCTTTCAAATCCATGATCATTTACAACACATATAGCAGGAACAATCGAAGTACCTAAATTAGCTTTAGTGTAATGAGTGTATATTTTTTTATTTAAATTTTCGAAAAATGAATAATGATTATATATTAATTTCTTTGTAGTTTTATTAAACGTAATATGATTAACTATTTCTTGAGGTAATACATATATATCAGACAGTGTAAAATAATTTGTATAAAAAGTCTCATTATATAATTTTGTAGTAGTATTTTTATCTTTAAAAAGATATGTGGATGTCTTATGACCGGACGCGGGCCATACGGGTGGTCCACTATAAGTGTCGACTTGGTTACCTGATACTACGCTAGAGAGAGTAGTTGTGGTTATTGCTAGATAATCATGACCATCATGTAATACACTATCAAATGAAGCAATTGTTTGTGCGCTAGTATTTTGAAAATCAGTTGTTAGATTAATAGGAGTAGTCCATTTAGAGTTAGGACCAACTCCCGGATGGTTTATTTTTCCTGTACCAAAATCTAACCTAGTTATAGGAGTATCTAAGGCTGTTTTATATAGTTTATATATATTTCTATTACTGGCTATATATAAAATATTTTTTGAGGATTTACTATTAACTATCTTTTTAAAATTACTTCCTTCAGGTTTATATAATTTTTGCTGAGCAATTGTCGAAGCAGGTCTCGCCTCAGGAAATACATAAATTTCATATGGTAAATATGATTCAAATATTGATACAGGGTCTCCTATAACTCTCGTAACTGGATCATATTCAAATATTCTACCTTTATTAGTAAGTATATAACCGCGAGGATCTGTATTTGTATTAGATAGCTCATCTACAACAATTGAAACCGGTTCCTCTGGCGACAAGCCTGTAGGGTATGTAAACAAATCACCATGTTTAATTTCTTCAATAAAATTAAAATTTAAATCAT